TCCAGGGCTATTTTAACATGCAGCAATGCATCACTGCTTGACTCAACTAATTTCATGATTCGTTCATCATTTTGCTCATCACGTTGCTGCCATTTTTCACGTTCAGATGTTGCATTCTTCAGCAACCACATGATCAAATATCCTGCTGCAATTAATGTTGCTACGGGCACACCGATTCGCTCAATTAAAGTCAACATTAATTCAGTGTCAGGCATTTCTTTAATGGGTTGAGGTTGATAATTATAGTATTGATCTGCCGGGTTAAAATGGTGGTCCACTATTCAGGCTTTGGGTGTGCGGTTTTCACTTCCTGTCTTTTCACTTCTAAAGCATCTGCACTTTCACTTCTTCCTTCGATTACTTTTTCCCAAAGGGCAATCAGCAAATCATGTTCATTTGGGAATTTAGAACGTCTATTTCTAGCGTAGGATTTGGCATCGTAGTCTGCTTGGAGTTCAGCTTGTTTGGCTTGAATTGCTTCTTCTGAAGGTACTTCTTGCCCTGAATGACAAATTATCTTATCACCAATTATTTCAAAATTAGCATTTGGAACTAAACGGCTCAAAGCCGTAATTTTATCAATCATCCTTTTACCTCAAATACTGTTACTATCGTGTAGTAATGTATAGTCCCTGCAGTACCCCTTGTTTTAACTTTTAATTTATATCGTACTGTTCCAGTTGTATTGTCTAAATAAGAACCAGAAATAGCACCTCTTGCAAATTGTGGTTCTGTTTCACCCCAAGCTCCCGGTTGATGTTCATCAAGCAACGCATCTGATCCTGAGACTTCTTTATATATAGAAACCCACCTGTCACTTGTAGATCCAGAAAAAGCAGTATACATCCAACCAGTCACATTAATATAAGCCTTATTCCCAGTTCCTATTGTTAATTCAACTCCACTGTTAACCACATCTCCAGCATCTGTTGTACTTGCTACGTTTGTTGCACCTGAAGATTTCACCTGAAGCACACTTCCTGCAGGGAAAGTCGTATTTGAACCTAAAGTTATTGTCGGATTACTGCCACCTATTTTTGAGTTAATTTGTGTCTGTAAAGCACTACCTACCCCGTCAACGTAATTTAGTTCTGCTGCTGTAGCAGTAAGGTCAGTAATATCAGAAACAGTTAATGTTTCTAACCCGGAAGCATTGTTTGCTAGGTTGGCTAAATCTCTGCTTCTACTCATGTTGGTTTAGGTATATCGGATTTTACTTTTTGCCTAAGTGTAGTGATTTGTTTCCACATAGTATCATCCCCTTCTTCTTTTTCTGCTAAAGCAACTACTACATCGGTGATTTTTGGGTATTGCTCTGCTCGATCACGTTGGTACTGTTTGGAGTTGTAGTCTGCTTTGAGTTCAGTAACTTTTGCATTTACTTGCTCAAGAGTTGCAGGATTTGATGGGGCATTTACCCATTCTATTTGAGAATAGTCATCATCTCGTAAAACATAAGAATTTTCTGGATGTAATGCATTAATTGCATCTGTAATATCCATCATCTTTGCACCTCCATAACTGTTAAATATCGTTTACCGACTCCGATTGTTTGTGTAGCACTTGGGCTAGTTTCGTTATAAGCATAAGCATACATTGCCACTTCAATATCTCCTGTTGCAATAGTATCACCACTATATTCTCCGACTAAAAGCTGTCCTGACCAATCGTTCCCATAAGTACTGCTAAACGATGCCGTTGGGTAATAAGGATATACTGAACCTTCATAACCTCTATTATTTCCTGAACTATCGGGGACTTTAAAAACACAACCCCAACCACCTACGTTTGAAGAGGTTCCTCCTGATGATAAGTGACCCCACCATCCGTTAATGATTAAATCATTACCAGACGCAATGTTTACTGTAACATTAGCTATTTTTGCATAGACCCTTCTTGTAAGGGTGACATTTGTCAAACTGTCTGTATTAGTTGCTTGATTACCTGTATTTGATATTACAATAGCACTTGATGCTTGAGTAGACCATACATTGACTATTGAACCTGAAGGTAAAGTCACGTTACTAAGTGTCCCTGAATTAAGGTAAGTCGTTACACCATCGGCTGATTTTAGTTGGTCTGCTTGTATGATACTAGGCATAATTTATTCTGGTTTAGTGGGCCAAGTAATGTTGTCAGGATCGCTAAAATTCATATCTCTTAATGATTGTCTGTATGTCTGCCACGCAGTTTTTTGTCCGGTAGTAATAGGAAAATCCTCAACCATATAAACATCTGTTTCTGCCAGTTTTGCATTCCGTTCCGCTTTTACTTCTACAATTTTAAAATTGTCTGTCTCGTCATATTCAACAGGGAAACCATTATTTTCTTGTAAAATTTTAGGCATTTATAACTCCGTATAAACGTATAGTTCCTCTGGACAAATTTACTGAACCTCCACCCCCTTGAAACCTAACACCAGTAATTGGCTTTCTGTGCGTTGCACTGCCTCCATCCCTTCCAAAACCACCCGTGAATGTACTTATTGCTGTATAACCTGTCGAATTCATATAAGAAGCGTACCCAAAAATAAATTTAGCTATTCCAGTTTCAGCAGGATTAGGAATAGTGATTTCTCCACACATCCCTGCTCGGTTATAACCACTCTCATTGTCATCACCAAATACATTTTGAGTTACCATGTCTACTGCATCTGCTGCGTTACTTGCACCTTGATTAACATTTCCATCAGATCTGTGTGCCCTAGCTGTATAATCGTAATGACTACCAGAAGTAACAAAACCCGTATCAATACTTAATTGACAATTAATTCCAATATCTGAAGCGACTCCTAAATTATGAAAAATAATTTTATAAGTATCGTAAGTTGAAGAAAATAAAGATGACGAACCAATATCCTTATTAGATACTGCACTTGAAATAGTTTCAGTTTGTAATAATTTCCAACCCCAATTTCCTGTTACTGAAGAACCCAAAGTCCCTGCACTAATCGTATTATTAAAAGAAACATTACCACTAGAAATAGTAAGTGCTTCGTTGTTAGAAGTGTCTCTAATTGAGTTTACTTTAAGCTGAGAACTCATGATGCTTATTCTGGTTTAGTGGGCCAAGTAACCCCTATTAGATTCCCATCTTTATCTAAACTAGGTGTGCTGTTAGCTGGGAGATCACGAAGGGCTTGTCTGTAGGTTTTCCAATTATCAATACCTACATTAGTTTCATTAGCTTTCATCATCTGCCAATCACTAGAAACCAACATCATGTTTCTAGTATTTCTTAAAATCTGTTCTGGTGTTTCTTCAATCATTATGTTATCTGTGCTAAATAATATTGCCCTGAAAAAATCATTCGTGATGTTCCTGTCAACCAATTCTCATTAAACGGACCCATATCGGCTCCATTTGCATAATAAAAAGTCATTCGACCAGTGTCTTGCAATACCCAGTGAATTGAATAACTTGCAGCAAATGCTGAATTTATATTTTGGTGATAACTTACGATACCGCCAGGGTGTCCATTAGCTGCTACAATTGATGAACTAGGGCTAACTCCAAAGAAAGGTAGTCCTGACACATTTAAAATATTAGTAGTTGAGCTTGGAGCACCAGATTGATTTACGTTTATATCAACATTAAAAAATACTAAATTTCCAATTCTTGTGTAAACCGCATTTCTAGTACCATAGGTTGTTACTAAATCTGTACCAGATGAATTTGTAAAAGTTGGTGTCCAAGTGCCTTGACTAAGTGTGATTGAATCCCCAATTGTTCCGTTAAATGTCCCTGCATCAATAGTTCCTGTGTTAGCTATGCCCTGTGAAAATGTAGGTTTACCATTAGCAGGGATACTTATTGCATCAGGATCACTCGCAGATCCTATATTTCCACCATCGGGTATTACGATTCCTGTCATATTACACCAGAACTAAAGTTCCGTTCACCGTCAAAGTTCCACTTACAGTAATTGGCCCCGCAAGAACTGTCTGATAACCTGTTGGCACTTCATGGGTTCCAGAAAGTGTGGTTTGCGTCATACTTAATCCGTCCTGTAATTTAACAATTGTTTCGTCTGTAGCAGTGAACGCACCTGTCACATTGTTTGGGTTTAATGTAGCCCAATCTGAACTGGAACCATCCGTTTTTAGATACTGTCCTGCATGACCCGATTGGTCTGGCAAAGCATCAACTGTTGACCAGGATGCTGCTGTTCCATTTGTTGTCAGAAACTTACCGGAATGGCTTGATTGACTTGGTACATGGGATTGCCCATCCACATATGCTTTTGTTGCAAGATGAGCATCTGCAGTCGGTGTTGGTCCTGAGACAGCACCAGTAAAAGTGTCACCAGTAACCTTTGCTGCATCAGCAATATTGAAAGATCGATATACATGGACCTCAACAATATCGTTTTCAATGGCTGCAGTTCCTAAAGAAATCTGGGTTGAACTTTGAGTGTAATCTGATTCATTCAGTAGCACTCCATTCAGGAAAACCTGAACCACGTTTCCACCATCGATCTGAACAGTGAAATTAGTCTGTCCACCAGATCCAACAGTGGTTTGATACTTTGATATTTTGGAATTTCCTGCACTTGCATCTTTCCCGATGTACGGCATTACGTTATCTCCATAAAAGAAAAGGTCACATCCAGGTTTGCATTGTCAGCATAAATTTTGAGAATATCTGTGGTCCCCAGGACATATTTCTGACCGGCTAATAATTCCAAAGCAGATTCTTCCGAAATAGAAATATCCTTCAAAATATTGACTGCAACATTTGCTGATGCACCCGGAACTGTTGTGTCTGAATCAAGAACTACTGTTGCTTTGATCGATTGAGAATGTTTATTCGTCAGCAATAAAGCTAGTACCACTGATGTTGTCGATGCCGGAACTGTATATAAACTTGTTGGACTACTGGAATCTGTTGCTACCCCGGATTTTGTGACTACTCTGAAAGTGTTTGCCATCGACTACCCCAAGGCTAATGCTAAAGCAACAACAGTATCTTCAGAGACTCCTGAAGATGTGATTGTTGTGTTGGTTACTGATGTTAATCTTCCCTTTGCATCTACTGCCAAAACCGGCACCTGGGTAGCACTTCCATACGTTGCTGCTGTCACCCCGGAATTTGCCAATGTTGCTGAAATTGCTGTTGTCCCGGACCCCGTGACATCCCCGGATACAGTGATGGTTTGGTTCCCGGTGATGTATGTTGATGTGTCAACATCATAGGTTTCAGATCCAGTCCTCTTTAGGAACCCAGTATCAGAATCTGGGATGTCAGTATGCATGAATGCACCGGCTGCATTAACATTCGTTGCATCGGTGACATCAGCAGATGCTTCAACAGCATTTAATTTTGAAAGTAAGGTGTCTGTAAATGCATTGGTATCCGATTCTGCTTCATATGCAGTTTTGATTTGGGCACCGGTCTGGTCTGTAGTTGCACTTGCTTCGATACCATTTAATTTTGAAAGTAATGCATCCGTAAAAGCATTGGTGTCGGATTCACCTTCATATAAAGATTTTATTTCGGCACCGGTCTGATCTGCTTTTGCGTTTGCTTCTATTGCATCCAGTTTTGATTTATCACTGCTTGACATCCTGCCAGTAGCAGAAGATGATGCATCTGCCAGTGCAGTATCAATTGCAGTGATTGCAGTGTTGAGTGTTGTTCCCCAGGTTCCCCGTGAAGATTCTGAACCAGGATCTGGAAGAGTCAGTGAAAGGTTTGTTGTGGTCGGCATCAGGTGTAATGGTTAAAGGTTACTTGACCATGTGTATTTGCTGATTTTCCACCACCAGTCGATGTGTTCACATACTGGATTGTTACACTCAATGAATCAGTCACACCCGTTCCATTAGAACCAGTACTGCCATTGCTTCGACTTACACTGTAACCAAAATAATAAGCCTGATTATGATTGCTGTATTTTTGACAGGCTGCGCTTCCTGAGATACTTGCCCCACTTCCACCTGAACCTCCGTTTCCAGTTACTGTCTGGCTTGTTCCGTTCCCTGTGTAGGTTGCTGTTGCTGATGTCCCATGCTCACCAGTTGCTCCGGTTGCCCCAACAAAATTCCCGGACTGTCCTGTTGATCCTTGTGTTGGGACTGTGTAGGCATTTACTTGAGGTTTGTTATTACCTCCACCAACACCCCTGATGTATGTAATCGTTCCACCCTGGAATTTAACAATCATTTCGGCATATCCCCCGGTTCCACCAGAACCCCCGGTGAATGTTGTTGCACCAAAAAGACTCCCTAACGGATTATCGTAATTGCCACTGCAAACCTGATAAGCATCATGTCTAGAATTTCCACCTGATCCACCACCTGATCCCCAACATCTGATCCTTAAAAATTTTATATCAAGAGATCCTGGTGAATAGGTGTCAGTATCATTAAAACCACCTGAATAATTTACATCTGAACCCTGAGTATAATTTCCGTAGTAATCATTCTTTCCGTATAGATCACTGAAACTGATTTGACCACTTGGAAGAGTATTATTGGTGCTTCCTGTCCAATTACCTTTACCTCTTAAAGTGGACATAGATGCTGCACCACTTCCTAAAAATTCAAATTCAGTTCTGATGTCAGAAAATGAGATCTGGCCTGATGTTGGTGTGGTCATTTCTTCATTTCCTCAACCTCTTTTTTTAGTTCTTTTATTGCCTGGATCAGCAATGGAACGATTCCCTCATATTTGACTGCAAGGTATCCATCTTCACGTTCCCTGACCACCTCTGGAAGAACACTCTGGATTTCCTGGGCAATCACTCCGATATCATGTTTCTGAAGAAAATAATCATCTTCTCCACCATGGGATTTGATGTAGTTTTCATCCCAATCGAATGAAACACCACTGATTGAATCGATCTTTTGAAGTGCATCTGGAATTGGTTGAATATTATCCTTCAACCTTTTATCAGAAGAATAATATGCAGTGATGTTATTGGTTGCCCGAATCTCTCCTGTAGTCCCGGATGCTGCAGTTCCAACACCCAAGGAATCAAGTTGAGCATCATCTGAAGATGTTAGTGTTGTGAATCCACCGGCTGCTGCTGTTGTGGTTCCTACCGGGGTATTCTGAATTCCTGCACCACCTGAAGCATTGATTGAACCGATTTCTGCTGCATCAATATATGCAGTCCCATCAATGTATAGATTCCTCCATTCCTTTGAGGATGTTCCTAGATCTCTTGCATCATCGGTGCTTGGGACTAGATCAGAATCAAATTGTGCCGTTGCAGTGATGGTATCTGTTGCTGCGTTACCAAGATCTATATCCCCAGATGCAGATAATGTTGTGAACGCACCACTTGATGCATCATATGACCCTATCGGTGTGCCATCAATCGATCCACCATCCAAATGGTATGGTTCCAGAACTAATGCAACAGTGACTGAATCCCCGGAATCTGATACAAGACCGGTGCTGACTGTAATTGAATTTGATGAAGTCTTGGTTGTGATGGTGTGGGTTGATGGGCTTGCATCTGATCCGTTGGTTGCTTCGGCTGCTCCTGTGACCCGGACCTTGTCACCGACCTCAAAATCCTGGAAAAGATCCCCGGATGAAGCACTGATGGTTCCGGCACTTGATCCAGTGTTTGTGAAGACAACTGCACTACTTGTGAAACCTTTGACTATATCTTTATCAAGCTTATTGATGAGTTGACCATCGATGGTGTCTAAGGAATTCCGTAGGTTTGATCCCCAATTTTGGTTGTCACCACCAACCTCACTTTTGACCAAACTGTAGTTCGTTGTAAATTCGTTTGCCATTACTGATTAGTCCATGTTTGTGTCGATGATGTTAGAGATACCCAAGTCTGGGTAAGTCCATTGTAAAGACCATATCCATAGGTATCTGCACCATAAATCAGATTAAGATTATTATCCTGACCGGCCCATGTGGATGGTGTGGAAGATTGCCCACTCCAGGTCTGGCTTGAATCAGTCTGGTTGGTCCAGGTAGATGTTTCATTGGTTTCTTCTGTCCAACTCATTATGAATAGGTTGTGATCGGTCTTGCTGCTAGTGTTCCACCGGCATATCTGGATGCATCATCTGCATCAACGATTTCCTGGATAGCTTTTTCAGATAATGATGCCCAAGTCTGAAGTCTGGCATCGTTCATCAAAAAAGGTTCTGCTGCCATCAGGGTCGAATAAAGGTATGCATCTGGATGTGATGTCAGTAGCCAGTTGGTGGTGTTGCTTGATGTCAGTGCAGGAACCTTTGCAAAGTATTGGATCTGCAATGTATAGGTGCCATCCGGGGTCTTCAGAAGTTCCATGGCATCACCGGCTATGGTGTAATACTCTGGAACCCCAGTTGTGTTATTAAAAGATTCCCGGTAGTCATCGGCCCGGTCTGGTGTCAGATAAACCAGTCTTTTAGGTGGACTGGTGCTTGTGATATTTACGTTTCTTGCCTGAAGAAAATCTGATGGCAGACTGACATACTGGGTGGTTGCAGATGTTGTTGACCGGGTCATCTGATCCCTAGTCCTCAACCTTCTATTGAACCCTGCTTCGGCAATAGCAATAAACTCTTCCAATCGGCCTGAAAGGTCTGATCGGTTAAGCCAGTTCGATGCAGCAGTTAATAGTTCTGGTTGAGTTGTGATTGACATCTAAGTCAACCTTCCTTCCCAGACCCTGAATGGCTTGTTTTCTGGTTTATCTAGCCATTTAGCCAAGGCTTTTTTATCGTTCAGGATTCCTTCCCTCATTAACTTCGATGCCAAAACCAATGGGATTTCGGCAACATGTCTTCCAGGGTTGGTCCTGTCTATTGGGATATCCCGTTGGGATTTAACATGATCCAGGATTGGTTGGATATCCTGCTTCTTATGGACATGGAATTTTCCATCCCCATCTTCGGTGTTGACTGTAGTCCTTACACCGGCATGGTCATCAAGAACAGTAGAATTTAATGGCATTTTTTTAAAATACCCAGATCTCACCCC